TTGTGATATAAAAACCCAAACATTATTCCAACAATAGGACTTAAAATAATTTCTGCATTTTTTATTTGACCTATAATCAAAAAAATTAAAGCTACTACTATTAAAAATCCCATTACCATCATATCGCTAACTTTTCTATTTTACTATTATTTTGCATTAAATCTCTTCCCATATATTCAAAACCAACATTGTTTACTTTCATTCGCAATTGTATTGGCATCTCAAACGAGGTTGGTCTCCCACCTGTCTCGTTTTCTTTTATTTTCAAAACGTGAATATGTGAATACATCCAATCAGTTTGATGGGAAACATATCTATGAATACAATACACATCATCTGCCCTTGAACTCCATTTAGAACCTCCTTCAATATCTGACATCGCTAGAGGCTTTGTAAGACCTTCATATTCATGCCCCGAATAATGTACTTGTCTAAGTGCAGAAGTTACACCATGTGCGTTTAAATACACACTCACGTCATTATGTTTAGCAAACAATCTAAGTTCACTTGCTACTTGATAATCGTAGTCGTGTGAGTTTCCAGTCATTTTTAATATAGATGCATCTTTTGCTAAAGAGTTATATGGGTCTATTAATAAACCATCGTAATGCCATGCACTTTTTATCTGTTCTGCTTCTTTTAAAAGTTGCTTATAAGTATAGAGGTCATCTACATCAATAATTTTAAAATGATTATTTGACCAATTAACTGCGTTGTCTATTTCTAAATCAGTAGCTTGTTGAATAGCTTTACCCATTTTAAATTCAATAATCTTTCTTAAAATAGATTCAGGAGTATTTTCACTTGACCAAATTAAAAATTTAAGATTATGTAGTTTAGCCCATAAAACAAATAAGTAAATAATAACCGTAGTCTTACCCACATTTGCATGTCCTATAAAAATACTAAATCCTTTTTTTTGCCTTATATGCTCGTCAATCTCAGGTACTCCTATTTTTAAACCTTCTTTTACTCTACCGTACTTTATATCTAATATCTTGTCTTGTAATTTCTTTGCTTGTGCTATCATATTGATTGTGTTGTTACATTATACTTTCTTTCCATTTCTAATGAATGGTCATCCATTTTTGGCACGTGATAACCTACTATTGGATTAACATTATAATTCCAAAAGTCTAAAGGCATATCTTCTCCTTCTTGTAGTTTTCTCATAAAGATATAAAAAAAGGGGGTTATTAACCCCCAATTAAATTAAAATGGTAAATCTGCTACTTCTTCTCTAGCAGGATTTTGTTGTTCGTTACCTACATTACCTATATATTGTGAAAGTTTCCAACCGCTAATACTTGTATAGTATTTTCCATTGTATTCTTTTCCTCTAAGGTTAATAGAAACTCCAACTGGATTTCCAACTTGGAACTTTTCAATTTGTTTTATAGACTCTCCCATAAAGTCAATTGCTAAATCTTGTGGGTACTTTTCATTGGTAGTTATAACGATAGTTCGTTTTGACCATTCGTTACCTGCTTTAGAAGTTCCTGACTCAACGTCTTGAATAAGTTTGATGTTTCCTGTAATTTCCATATTTCTACTTTTATTGATTGATTATTATATTTAGTTGTGTAATATACTTTTTTTATTTTACAATTTTGCGAGTTCATCCCAGACGTCTTTTTTTGCATTATAATGATTCTTAACAACGCTTAATGGTGTACCTGCTTTAATTTTATCTATAATACTATTAAATAAAGGTGTATTTCTATTTAAAAAAGGTTTTTGAGAAGTTACCCCACTTGCTACATTTGCATCATCATCTACAGCTTGTAACCCAAGAAGTGAAGCTAATGTATATCTTCTGTAATATGTAATTGCAGAACCTAACTTTTGTGGGTCATTTATCTCAGGTAGTTTTAAAGCTGATAAAACCGCTCCTGTACCATCAATACAAATAAGTTTACTATATACTAAATCTTCTTCTATTGGTTGAAGTAAAAGTAATTTATACTTTTTTAGTAAAGGTTGTAATTGATTAATAAGTGAATTGATGTCAAAATACTTTGACTTGTAAAAAGGGTTACTAGTGTCTTTGCTAATAGTTCCTATCTCTTGTTGTAATAAAAACAACTTTTCGTTAATGTTTGTTTCTTTAGCCATTGTTCTTTTGTGTTAAAATTAATTGTTCTTTTAATTGTTCTTTCTCATGTTGCAGTTCTTGTACCTTGCCATAGAGTTCTTCTTTAGTATATTGTTCCATATTGTAAAGATATAAAAAAAAGTTAATAAAAACAAAAAGGGATGCAAAATTAATTACACCCCCTTTCAAACAAAGAACAATTTACAAGAATATCAAGTAAGTTTTTTCAGCTTTTCGCTGTAATAGTTTGTCATTTCTTCCAATTCGTTATTTGTAAATTTACGTAGTTCCCTACTTTCTTTTAGTAATTGTTCAGATAAGTTATTACCAAGATATAAACTATATCTATATTGTTCTCCTGCACGATATACATTACAAGCTACGCACTGGGGTTTTACATTACGTTCATCCCAACGAATAGAATAATGTTTTCTACTCATAAAATGTCCCGCTTGAATTTCTTTCCAATGGAACGTCTTATTGCAAGTAACACAAGTACAATATCCATTGTTGTCCGCATTGCTTAATCTTATATATTGACTAAAAACCGTATCAAGTTTCTTTACAAGTTTACTTCGAGTTGGTTTTTTAGCAGTTTTTGGCATAGTTTTTTTTTAAACATCCATAGATTTTAATAGTAGATTACCATCCTCTTGATTAAAACCTGCAATTAACTTGTAAAGATATTTACTGTCTGATTTAACTTTTTTTTTCTCTGATATTTTTGAATCTGTACCCAATAAAGTATAACTTGTACAGTCTAATTCTAAAATAGCATCCGTTCTTTCTTTTACAGATAATTGAAAGTCTATTGCAATTTTTTCTGCTAATTTTCTAATAGTTAAATCTTCTGACATTTATATATATATATTAATTAAAATTTATAAAAATTTATTATTATAATAAAGTAGTTAGTTTCCCACTACCCACCAAAGTTACACGCTTTTTTTTTAATAATCAAGACTTTTGAAAAAAACTTTTATATTTTTTACTTATGTAGCTTATCTCCAAATACTTTTTCTACACCCCTTGAACCAAAATATCCACCGATAACAACTGATAATAAACCAGTTATAGAAGTTAATTCTAAACCATAGAACCAACCTATAACATAAGATATTGAAAAGAATGCTAAAGTCAATGGTCTAACATTACTTGCTAACCAACTTCCACTACGAGCATCTGCAACCCATCTACGAGTTACTCCGTCTATCTCAGCCCTCTCTAAATCAAGTTTCTTTAATGCAACTAACTTATCCGCCTCTGACATCTCAGAACCCCCTATAATGGCTTGTATTACGTTTCCTGCTAAACTATCCCCTGCAACTGCACTAACTACATCAGGTATCTTTTCTAGTAAAAATTTACCTACTTGGGTATCTTTAAATTTCTTTTTGTCAGACATAGTGTAGAACCTGTCGTGTTAGTATGTCCAAACGCTGTTAGACTTAGTTTCGTCTGTATCGCAATGGATGAATGTTTTTGCAACTCCAATGCGTTTAAACCCTGCTTTGATAAGGGCGGAGAGGATAATATACCTATCTGCTCCTGATGACACAGCAATGTCTGCTGCGACCCCAACAAGGTGGGATGAATTTGGTACACCTCCGACTTCGGCATTATGTTCTTTTGTTCTATAACCACTTGTGATTTTAAAGGGTATTCCTGCAATTTCTCTAGCTTGTTCGAGTTTGGCAAGAAACTGTGAATCCATATTAATACCTGAATCAGGTAAACTAGGACAATCAAATTCCGAGAGAGAAAAAAACTTAAAGTTCATACGAATAAATCGTGTATCAATTTAATAATTACAAAGAATCCAATAACTGAAATAAAGATAGTTTTACCTTTATCAAATATACCACCATTCCAATTAGTAATATACCAATTCTTTGTCCAAGCTATTGCTTTGTTTGCGTATAATTTTATTGTGTCCATTATTTTCTTTTATCTCTTTGTAAATATTCTAAATCTTTCATAAAGTCTCGCATCTCTAAAGTCATCTCTTTTACTTCAGATTCTAATGCTCTCTGAGCTTTCCAAGTGTACTCCTTTTCGTTGTATTTAAGTTTAGCAACATCAGAAGTGTTGGTTTCTATCTTAGCACTTAAAGAATAGTAAGAACCGACTATAGAAGCAAACATAGCAAATATTGTAATTATTTGTGTGATGCTTATTGAAACATCAGCTTTACCGTCTCCGTCTAAATCAATCTTTGCCATCTATTTAAGTTTTTTACTTATTTGTATTATAGTATAACCTATCGCCAATAGTAATGAAATTGTTTGAAGAATAGGGTTAATCTCCGTTATAGATAATGCTAATGCTATTGCGTTGAATCCGTATATCTTCAAATTTTCCATTTTATGCTATTGCTAAATAGATGTATGAAGCACCATTTTTATTTACTAATAAACTTGGGTCTTGTCCTAAATCAAATCCCGTATCAGTAAAATCAACTATATGCCAATATCCCCCACCCGAATCGGCACTTGCTTCTTCATTACTTAAACTTGGAATTAATCTT